CATTTTAACAAGAAAATCTGGAAAGTAACGATGCCATTTACCATCAACAGGTGATTTATAAGGAACAATGAGTTCTTCTGAAGCCCATGATATAATATCGTCATTTAGGTCAAGCCATGACATGACTTTGACTTCCCAAGACGAGCGATATACTATATTGGTCGAATCACCAATATATTTGTGTGGATTACGAGGTTTAAAGTATCCTGAATATGCCATATAAATACTATGTATATTAATTTTTAAGAGAGTATAATGCCTATAATTTCTATTCCCACTTCAATCGCTGGAATATCTGTTCCTGGTATTACTAGTAACGGACCATTAAGTTTATTATATTCAAATCCTTTTAAAACTGATACATTATACTATCCAAGAGATTTAAATTCATCAACAAAAGGTCACGTTGTACAATTTACAATCTATGAAGTAACTCCAGTAGGATATGAAACATTATCAAATTTTAATTTTGAATCTACATTATCTAATATTACTTCTGGTGTTGTTTCAAAGTTTAACAATTTGGTAGATAGTATTTCAAATTTGCCAGGTTCTCAAGTTAAATTTGAATCACAAGGTTTAAATTTTCAACCTAAAAGAAATAAGCCTATTGGCCAAATATCATTGTACATGCCAGATACATTAGATTTTCAGTATCCTGTATCTTATGATGATTCAGTAAGCGCAGTCGGTGCACTTGGTTCTACTGTTGGTGCTGCAATAGATAAATTAGTTCCAGGAAAAAGTATGGGTAAAATAGGTCAAGCTATTACTTCTGCTATTGAAACTGCTGGACCAATTGCACAATTAGGATTACAAAAAGCAGGTTATGCAGTTAATCCACAATTACAAGTATTATTTCAAGGCATTGGTTTCCGTGAATTTTCTATGAATTTTACTTTTACTCCGTATTCAAAAGAAGAAGCAAAAATGGTAGAAAAAATTATTCAATCATTTAGAAAAAACGCAGCGCCACATATTGAAACAGGAGCCGGTGGTATGTTCTTTGTACCGCCTGCTTCGTTTGGTATTAAATTTTTATTCAATGGTGCTGAAAATACTCACCTCAATAGAATCAAAGATAGTGTAATTACGAATATTGACGTAAATTATGCACCTCAAGGTTGGTCATCACATGACGATGGTGCTCCAGTTCAAACAACACTATCATTGACATTTAAAGAACTCACACTTGTTGATAGTACTCAAATTCAAAATGGATATTAAACATGCAATATTTTAATACCTTACCAAAAATAGTAAAAATCGATAAAACAGGTAATGCTATTGCTTTAACTAATATTTTAGCAAGAGCAAGTGTTATGAGTAGTTTTTTAGATAATCCTGCTGTATATTATACTTACGATATACAAGACGGAGATACACCTGAAATAATTGCTCACAAATATTATGGTGATATTTATAGATATTGGATAATTTTATTTGCAAATCAAATTGTTGACCCACAATGGCAATGGCCAATGTTTGGTAGTTTATTTGATGACTACATTCAAGCAAAATATCCGACCACAGATGTTAATAATACAATACATTCGTACCAAAAAATAATTACACAGACCGATAATATTACAAACACAACAACGGTCAATACGGTTAATATTTCACAAGACGTATATAATTTACTTATACCTACAACAAATAGTTATACATTACCATCAGGTAGTGTAACAGTAAAAATTTCAAAAAATCAATTGACCATTTACCAATATGAATTACAACAAAACGAAAATAATAGAAATATTAAAATTATAAATTCTGGTTATGTGAACGAACTTGAAAAAGAATTAAAAACATTAATGATCCAATAATATGGCAGATAAATTCAATTTAGTTGATGGTGCTGGTGCTTATTACCCACAGGACTACTCACTAAAAACACTCAATATATTAACAGCGGCAGGCCAAAGGTTTGAAATGAGAAAACTTATGGTTGAATTGTCGTATTATGAAGATTTGTATTCATTTGCCATTTCTGGATATGTTACGTTAAAAGATTCTCAAGGATTTATTGAATCATTGCAACTAACAGGTAATGAATTCATAGAAGTAAATTTTGGTAAAGTAAAAGATGCTTCAAATTCCACCGACCAAGTGTTTAGAATATACAAAGTAGGACCTAGAACAGCTTCTACGAACATGAGTACCGAATATTATACACTATATTTTTGTTCAGAAGAATTGATGTTGTCAGAACAAATTAAAATTAGCAAATCATATAACACCGAAATTTCAAATATCGTAAAACGTATTGTCACCGATTATTTAAAAGTTAATAATAAAACAAAAAATGTATATATTGAGAAAACAACAGGCGTATATAATTTTATAATACCTAAGTATAAACCATTTGAAGCTATTAGTTGGATTTCTACTTATGCAAGACCTAATGTTACTGGTACGATTGGTGCTGATATGTTGTTTTTTGAAACAAAAGATGGTTTCAATTTTAGGTCAATACAATCTATGTTAAAAGCCCCAATATATGCAACATACAAATATCAACAAACAAATTTACCTGATAATGTGCAATCGTTTCAAGAAAAAGCAATTAGCGTTTTAAATTATGAATTCATAAAAACATATGATATGTTACATGATATTAACTCTGGTACATATGCCAATCGTTTAATATCAATTGACCCTATTGCTAGAACATCGACTGTTACCAATTTTGATTACTCAAAGTATATAAACAACCCTCAAATATCAAGTTTAGATAATTCTAGTGTTTTATCACCGGTTAAAAATAGGTTAGGTATTACACAAAATCAAGCATACGATTCAAAGCTCAAACTTGCAACATCAAATTCTGGCCAAAAACAAGTAGATTATATAAATCAAATTCCAGGCTCGGTTGCTAAAGATATTGCTATTGAGAATTATGTGCCATTAAGAACAGCACAAATATCCTTGGCAAACTATATAGTAGTGAAGATAGTAATACCTGGTGACCCTGGTATTACTGTAGGTAGAACTATTAATTTTGATTTACCTTCTTTAAAACCAACAAATAAAGTTAAAGAACTGGATAAATTTTATTCTGGTAAATATTTGGTGACTGCCGTTAGGCATGTTTTGCAATCTGAAGGAATATATCAAACTGTTTTAGAAATTGCTAAAGATAGTACACCAATAAAATATAATCAAGTTAATAGTTCAAGTTTAGATTGGAAAGAAGCGGTAACTGAATAATGGAAAATTTTTTAGGAAAAGACGGATTTATTTGGTTTATGGGTGTCATTGAAAATCGTGCTGACCCTTTAGGTTTAGGACGTTGCCAAATACGTATTTTTGGATGGCACACAGACAATACACAAGAATTGCCTACAAGTGATTTGCCTTGGGCTCAACCGATGTATCCCATCAACAATTCAAAAACATTTTCTGCACCAATGGTCGGAGATTGGATTTTTGGTTTCTTCTCTGACGGTATGTCTGGCCAAGCACCTATCATGATGGGTGTTTTACCTGGTATTAAACAATAGGAATAAAAATGACTGCGCCAATAACAGCAAATGATAACTTAGCTGCAAAAAATACTGGAGACCAATTAAAACCTGGATTACCAACAACTTGGGGTATGGCCATTAGTCAGGTTGCAAATACTGCAGTTGATTTTGCCAATAATGATTTAGCTCACGTTTGTGATTTTTCATCTGAGTTGGTTAAAGATAATCAATTAAAACGATTTATAAATTCACAAGCAAATAATATTCGTGAAGCAGTTCGTAAAATAATGAAATTATTAGGATTTTCAGATAGTACTGGTCAATATCAATGGATTAAAGACTCTTTACAATCTATACAAAGAGGTTTAAAATATTTAAATGAAGAAGTAATACAACCTATTTTAGATTTTGAAGCGATTGTTATTGGTTATATTGCTAAAATTAAAAAAATTATTGCTTATATTTTAAGTTTGCCAGCTAAATTATTGGCCTTATTACAAGATTGTTTAAAAAATCTATACGAATTAGTTGCTAATGCATTTACAGATATTACTGGTGGAGATGGAAAATCAAGTGAATTTGATGATATTATTAAAACAGCAAAATCAACTGCACAAACATTAAAAACTACTGTAACAATGTCTTTACAAGCGGCATCAACCGCTGCAGGTATTGCGACAATAGCTTCTTCGGTACCAAATTTGGTATCGGGATTGAAGAAAGGTCCTTAATATGGCAGATTCTCCATCAGATAATTTATGGACAGAACCGGAATCAGCAGCAAATACTGCTAATCCGCCTGTTTACCCTTATCTTAACTTAACACAAACTGAAGGTGGTCACTCTCTACAATTAGACGATACACCTGGTCGGGAACGTGTAAGATTACAACATGGTAAATCTGGTAATTTTTTAGAGATGCACCCAAATGGTGATGAGGTTCATAAAATCTATGGTGATGGTTATGAAATTATTGCAGGAAGAAAAAATGTTCAAATAAAAGGAACTTGCAACATCACTATTGAAGGTGACTGTAATATGCACGTTTTAGGCAATAAAAATGAAAAGATTGAAGGAGATTATAACCTTCAAGTTGTAGGTAATATGATTGGTAGGGCGGCTGGTTCTAGAGGTATGACTTTAATCTCCGATTCGACAATGAGATTACAGTCCGATTCTAGTAAAACTGGCTCAATGACAATTTCTGCTGGTGACCATTTGTATTTGGCTTCAGATTTGCAAGTTGGTGGATCCATTTCTGCTGATAGTTTATCTACCGAATCAAGAGTCAATGCAGGAACTGGTTTATATGCTGGTATTGCTGGTGTTTTCTCAGAGGGTCCAATTACTTCTTTAATATCAGTTGAAGCACCTTTAGGTACTTTTGCCATTATGGATGCTGTATTAATGACTGATGTTATTAATTCTGCTATATACAATTCACATATACATATATCACCAAAAGGACCAACAGGTCCACCAACACCAGGACCTTTTTTTGGACTTTAAATTATGACAACAGTAAATAACGCAACAGGTGTGTATGCAACTTTAGGATATAATTTTAATGATCCTAATGGTGATGTATCAACATTATCATCGGATGCACAGAATCATTTAAATTCAATGCCTCCTTTTATAACAACATGGCAAGCACAAGCGATTGTTAGTGCTGGTACAGGTGCTATTTCTACATCAGGACTGTATCAAAATCCTGTTGCTACCGATATTACATCTATATGGAACACAGCAAATTCAATTATTGCAATTGCTGCTGGTAACTCAGATAATTCCAACACACTAATTAATACTGCAATTTCATTAGCAAGCACAGCAAATTCTTTTATGTGGCACACTAATAGATTATCGAATTTGGTTGCTTTTGATGGAACTGATACAGTTAATCCATATTATTCGCAAGCAATATCATATGGTAAAACAGCATTATATGTTACAAATCAAACAGATGCAATAACAAATACATCACCAATCATGGGAAGTTTTACTTCTCTTTTCATTGGACCGCAATTAAATGCAAACTCTGTTATTGTTTCTACTGATTATACAACATATCAAACTGGTATTCAAAATGACACATTGACGCTGGCACAATATACAAAAATTGAAAATGATTTAAATACAGCTGCACTTTTAATGTCTACCAGAAAGTCAGCAGATGTAACATTTTATACCAATTTAAAAAATATGGTTAATAACTATAATACACTTAAACAATTTAATAATATGGGAGAATCACAAAGTTATTTGGTGAATAATTTTATTGGTACTCCTAGTTTAGTATCCAAGATTAATTCCTAAAATTTCGAAAATTTGCGTTCCGGCCTAAAAATTCTCCGGACGCTGACCAAGAACCAAAAAAGCGATTTTACTCCTACAAAAGTATAATAAATAAAGAATGGCAACCTTACAGAAAATATATTCGGATATAGATTTCACGTTTACGAAGAAACCCGTAACGGCAGATGTTGCTCTCAGTTATGATTCTCAAGCAGTTATCAGGTCAATTCGTAACCTACTTTCAACCAAACACTATGAAAGACCTTTTAATCCAGATTTAGGTGCCAATATAGATAATATACTATTTGAACCAATATCACCTTTGTCAGCTGGTGCCTTAGAAGATGAAATACGGGCTACTATTAGTAACTATGAACCTAGAGCATTATTGCAAACTGTGGATATAAATCCACAACCTGATTATAATTCTTATAGTGTTTCACTTACTTTTTATATACAAAATGCTACACTACCTACAACAGTAACGCTTCTTTTAGAGAGAAATAGATAAGATGGCAGGCGCTAATTCTAACATTCAAGTCACCGACTTAGACTTTAATACTATTAAAAATAATCTAAAAACATTTTTGCAAAGTCAAGATGTATTAAAAGATTATAATTATGAAGGTTCAGCAATTTCAACTTTATTGGATATTCTTGCTTATAATACACAATACAACTCATATTATTTAAATATGGTTGCAAATGAGATGTTTTTAGATTCAGCTTTATTGCGTTCTTCTGTTGTTTCTCAAGCTAAAACATTAAATTATGTACCAAAATCTGCAGTTGCACCTACAGCAGTTATCAATTTAAATGTTCATGGTGTTAGTGGTTCTTCTTTGACATTACCTGCATACACAACTTTTATGTCGGAAGCAATTGATGGTGTAAACTACAACTTTGTTACAACCGATAGTCAAACTAAAAATGTTTCTGGTGGTACAGCTTCATTTTCTAATGTTACAATTAAACAAGGTATTGCTTCTTCTTTATCTTTTACTGTAAACTCTATTACGAATCCAACTTATACTTTTGAGATACTTGAAACTGGAGTAGATACTTCAACATTGGTTGTGTCCGTACAACAATCTGGTTCAAATACCTCAAGTCAAGTATATTCATTGGCTAGTAATTATCTCACTTTAAATAATTCATCTACTGTATATTTTTTACAGGAAAGTTTAACAGGAACTTACGAAGTTTATTTTGGTAATGGTGTTTTAGGTAAAAAATTATCTGATGGTAATATTGTTAACATATCTTATGTTGTAACTCAAGGAACTTCAGCGTATGGTGCTAACAATTTTGTTTTGATGAATACTATTTCAGGTTATTCAAATGTTTCTGTTCTTCCAGTTTCTTCTGCAACTGGTGGTTCAGCCAAAGAATCAATTGACTCCATTAAATTTCAAGCACCAAAAACATATGCAGCTCAAGGTCGTGCAGTAACCAAAAATGATTACATTACTGCCATTCAACAGAACAGTTTAGGTTTTCCTGTTGATGCTGTTTCAGTATGGGGTGGTGAAGAAAATAATCCTCCTGTATATGGTCAGGTGTTTGTTGCTATTAAACCTGCAGGTGGTTATGCTTTAACCGAAACACAAAAACAAAGATTAATCTCAGAAGTTATTAAACCAATTTCAGTATTGACTGTTACACCAACCATTTTGGATCCAGATTATACCTATCTACAAATTGATGCCAATGTGTATTATGACCCAACACAGACAACATTATCATCTAATCAACTACAAACTGGTATATCTACAGCAATTAGAAATTACGGAACAACTAACTTAAACACATTTAATTCAACATTTAGTTCATATGATGTATTGTCCGCTATCAATAATTATAACAATTCAATCATATCAAGTGAGTTTACTTTAAAATTACAGAAGAAGTTTTTCCCTGTAATAGGTGCAAGTTCTACTTTAAGTTTATATTATAATACACCGATACAACAAGGTAAATTTGGTAGTGGTATTACAAGTTCACCTGCAATGCAGTTCTTGGATCCAACCAATTTAAATAATATAATTGATGGTGTGTATATTGAAGAAGTGCCTTCATCAACTTATGGTATTGATACTATTTCAGTTATAAATCCAGGTTACGGATATAAATCAGTACCTACAGTTACTATTCTAGGTGATGGTACTGGTGCAACCGCTACAGCAACAGTTATCAATGGATCCATACAAAGTATTACTGTAACTAATTCTGGTAATAATTATACTCAAGCTATCGTTACTATTACTCCAGCTACCGGTGATACAGGTAAATTAGGTGCTGCTATTGTGAATTTAAAAGGTCGTTATGGAACTTTAAGAACATATTATAATAATACTACTAATGTAAAAACAATTTTAAATTCAAATATTGGTACAATAGATTATTATAATGGTGTTATTACATTAAATAATTTTAATCCATACAATGTAGATAGTGATTTAGGTCAATTAGCAATATCAGTAACACCAACCACAGATATTGTTTCTTCAACATACGATAGAATTATTAGTATTGACCCTTATGATTCTACTGCTGTCAATGTTAATGTTACGGCTAAAACAACGTCATGATAACTAGCGGTCAAAAAACCTCACTATTAGTACCGTACCAGTTACCTGAATTTATTCGGGATAATCCTGACTATTCTAATTTTGTATTGTTTCTACAAGCATACTATGAATGGTTAGAAGAAACAGGTAATGTTACTGACCGTTCTAAAAATTTATTAAACTATAAAGATGTTGATGCCACAACCGATGAGTTTGTTCAATATTTTTATAATGATTTCTTACAGTATTTTCCTACAGAAATATTAGCGGATAAAAATGAAGTATTAAAAGTTGCTAAACAAATGTACCAAGCAAAAGGTACACCAGCATCATTTCAATTCTTCTTTAGAACATTATACAATACTGATGTAGATTTCTTTTATACCAAAGATGCTGTATTAAAAGCATCTGCTGGTAAATGGTATGTTTCTAAAAGTTTAAAATTATCTACAGCAGATTTAAATTTTCTCAATACAAATAACCTAAGAATCTTTGGTGAAACTACCAAATCAATTGCCACGATTGAGAATTCTGTATTATCTCAAAATAAAATTGAAGTATTCATATCAAATATTGAGAGATTATTCCAATCTGGTGAGTATGTTCGTGTTGTGGATAATTTTAACCAAGATGTATTGTTTAATGGTCAACCACTTAGAGCCAAAATTGTTGGTCAGATTAGTCAGATTAAAATAAATCCTAATCTAAGAGGTCAAAACTATCGAGGTGCCAATACACAACTACAATATCCTGGTGACCCTGTTGTTGTTTATGGTGGGTTAACCGATCCAATTCTAGGTCACGGAGCATCTGCAACCGTTGGTACAGCAGAAAAAGGTTCTATTAAAAATATTCAGGTTGCTAATACAATAATTTCAAATACCCGTGTTCTAGTTGGTGGTTTTGGTTATACTCCTGAAGATAGTACTCAGAGTGCTTATTCTATTATTAATATTATTGGTGGTGGCGGTGCAAGTGCCAATATTTCTACTGTTAATAATGCAACACACGTTACTGTTGGTAATTCTTTTTATAATCCTGTTTCTACTGTTACTAATATTCCTGTAGATAGGATTGGTTCTAAAACATTAAATTTTCCATCAGCAGCAAACGCTCAATACCTTTTTGACCCAAGTCATGGTTATAGTCCACGTATAGGTACTTCTTTAAATCTAGCGTTTGCTAATGCAAGTAGTTATATATCAAATTCTGGTATAAATTGGTCGTTTGCTAACATAGCCATATCTAATGCCACAACTACACTAGCAAATGCACTATCATTTATTAATTTTACTGCCTATCCTATATCAACTGTTACGATTAACAATCAAGGTGGTGGAATTCCAAGTGCTAAATCTTTAAAGATATCAGCACAATCTCTTTATAATACAATTGACGGACTAGGTACAGGTGACTTAGGTAATTTAGGTATTCTAGGCCCAATCAGTATCGATAATGGAGGTTTAGGATATGCTGTCAATGATAAGATAAACATTACTGGTGGTACTGGTAATGGTGCTTATGCAAATGTAATATCAGTAAATACTGCCGGTGGAATTACAAACGTTGCTTATG